GTATTCTCCACGTGCACTATCAACATTAATTACGTTCTTACCACCAAAGCTTGACATCTGATAAAGAGGCATTTCAACCTTTTGAGCCATAGCCCAAAGATCTACTGGACCAAGGTCCATTGGCTCTGCATTTTTCAGCATGTTAACAAGGTGGTATGAATCTACGTGTGAACTAGCTGCGTAGTTGGTATCTCGTAGAAATATACCATTGTTTAAAACTGGAGTTGCCATTTTTGTTATTTAACTTAAATTGGTTAATCTATTAATTACGTTTAAAGATGTTACCACCACTTCTGGGAATACGTCTTTGAACTGTTTCTTCTTTCTCAATAACAGGCGCACTAGATGTCATCTTAGCTTGCTCTGTTTTTAGAGTTCTAACTGTTTTCTCTACAGTTTCATTAGAACCCTTCTCTTTGATCTTTGCTTTATATCCTTCTGGATCAGCAAGTAGCCAAAGTGCTTCTGCAATTAAATCATGTCTTGGTTCTACATATTGATATTTCTCCAATAAGTGCCCAAGCATATTTGTTTGTTTACCAGAGATAGATGGATAGTTAGGTTGAACAAGTCCGCTATAAAGCATACCTTGTGTCTTTTTATCCAACTTAACACCTCCAAGTTCACCTGCATTCAATGTTTCATAAACATTAGTCATGTAGGCCTGAGCTGCTGCATGCTGTTGTTTTCTCATTTGCTCTTGTTGAGCAAGTTTTTGAGCAACAACCTGCTCCTGCATTTTATCAAGCTTTGGCTTGAACTTTAAGGCTTTGCTTTCAAGTTCTTCTCTGTCTTTCCAAGCATAGATTTCTTCATCTATCTCTTCTTCAGTACCAAAGTTTGTAGCTCTCAAGTACTCTCTTATAATAGATTCTTGATCTTTAGGATTCTTTGGATCAAGTGTTCTCTTTTCTTCTACTTCTGAGAGTACACGGAAAAGACCTTTTAAATCTTCTCCACCATCTGCTACATATTTTGCAGCTACTTGAAGTTCTTCTGGTAAAGCGTCAAAAAACTCAACTGGTACTTCTTGCTTTACTTTGTTTTCTCTTTCAGCAAAGTTTGCTTCAATGAGTTCCTCAAAGTCATTTAAAGAATACTCTTCAATTGGTTTATCATCATCAAATGGGATGAGTTTACCAGAATCAATGAGCTTCTTTACTAATTCTACAGTACCGTCCTTAGCAACCTTAGATCTGCCTCCTGTCTTCTTTTCTTTACTAGCATCATCATCTGTCTCAGTTGATGTACCGGTAATCTCTTCATCAATCTCTTTTAAGGCGTTAAGAACTTCCTCTTGCTTTTTAACCTCCTCAGCTTTTTCTTCATCATTGTCAATAAAAGAGAGGTCCGTAGTAGGAGATGTGAACATCCCTGGTTTCTTGACCTCATCATCTGGTAGCAAAACATTTTCTGCTCCAGGTGTTCCTAAGATTTCCTCTAAGTTGATGTCTACTTGCTCAACTGAAGTACTCTCCGTAGAAACGGTGTCTTGATTAGTAATCATTTGTTGGTTTTATTCAATTATAATATAAGCAAAAATATTGGTTTAAACTTTAAAAATACATACCCTTAATATATTTAAGCGCATGATATAGCTAAACCTTATTTTTTCTTGTCCTTTTTATCAGCAGGCTTGTCATATTTGTTCTTATTCTCCTTTGCAATCTGAAGTTGTTTGTCTGCAATTTCTTTTGAAGCAGCAATCTTTTCTCTCTCAACCATGAGTTTCTCACGGTTTACTGTTTCCTTGTTTGCTTCTTTCTCACGATCCATACTCATTGCAGCCTGATACTGTTCAGTTTTTTCAACTCTGTCAAGATAATCTAAGTAATCACTTTGCTGATTCTGGTTAACATCCTGCATAGCACCATACCCAGCTGATCTAATCTGAGCAGTAAGAATATCTTTTTGTCTATCTTTCTCATTCTCACTTGCTTCAAACTCCATCTTCATACGCTGCTCTTCAACCTTAGCCTGGATCTTCTGCTCCTCAATGTTTTGAAGTTGTTGCATTTCAGCCTGCTTTTGCTGCATTTGTTTTTGCTCAGCAGTCTTAAGTACATGACTAACCTCAGCTATTGACTCAGCCTTAATTACATTTCCAAGATCATAGATAGATGCACCTGTTGTGTTATTCTGAATTGCTATTTGCTTAAGTTGTTCTAGAATAGCTCTATGGTTTGCTTTAGTAGATGCAAATATGTTCAGGTCTCTTAGTAAGAGATCTGTGCCATCAATTTCAAACATCTTGCGCTCATCATTACTTGTAATGTACTGAAGTCTGGTTGAAGGTTTTGTGGCTTGATAATACTGAGATAGGTCCGTTCTCATCTGATGCACACGAGGCATTAAATAATCACAGTGTTGTATAAAGTAAGTTTCAGTCTGGGCATAGCTAGCATTTACTGATTGCTCAATACCTGTTGCTGTCTGCCTTGTAATCTCCATACCTAGTCTCTGCGGAGTAATACCAATAACTTCAAATGCTTGTGACTTAAAGTAATTAGCAAGCTGTATCCTAGAAAGCAATCTGTTTGTTTGCTCAAGGTCTAGCTTCTGATAGTGCTGAAAAGCAAGAGCATTTTCTGTATTGGTGATTGAAGTATCCAATGGTAACATCTGGAAGTTCTTCATTGCTACATAAGCCTTGGCAAGGTTATTCTTTCCCCAATCTTCTCCTAATGAGTGTCTAGGTAAAGCGTTCTGATCAAGCAAGATTACAGTACCTAACTCATCTACTAGAATGTCAGCAATCTGATTATTTACAATGTTGTAACCAATTTGGAAAGGTTTCATCAGGTCTACAAGAGAAGTAGAACGGGTGTTTCTATCTGAAAATACGGCACCTTCTACTGGAAGCTTACAACCATACATACTTGAATCACCCTTAAATTGGAATTTAAGAGGTGTAATTCTATTGTTGTTTATACCCAAATAAATAGGGTTTATACCACCAGGATTGTTTGTTCCCCAGAAGCTTGGTCTGTTTGGACCAATTTTAAGACCACCCCAAACCTCATTAATCCAGATCCACTCAATATGCTCTCCAAAAATAAGGGTATCCTCATTCTTGTTTTTAATAACAGAGGTATTATACATAGGTTTATCAGTAACAACATAGGTTTCATCAACTATATCTTTTATTACCGATCCACTATCTGTTATTTTAGTAAGGTATCCTATTCTTCTCTGAGACTTCCAGTAACCTGTAGTAACTCTCAAAAGGTTGCTCATACCTAGATCAAAGTAATCTTCTGATTCAGACATGATCCAGTTAACAATATCACCACCGTATAAGGTGTTATCCCAAAGAGATGTATACTGTCTATATGCTAATGAAGGCATTTGGGTATTCCAATCATGAGACTTGGTACCATCATAGTAGCTACCATCATTCTGATAACCCTGAATAGGATAGCCTGCAGATCTTACTGGATAAATCAATTCCAGGGTTTTCATTTGCTCTTCTGTCATCAACCAACCATACTTGTCAATAACATCAGAAACAGTCATCATATCAAACTTCCCTACCCATTGACTCTGGGAGATATATCTGTTGTCTGGAGACTTGTTGTAGAATGTAAGAACAGGGTTCCATAGTTCTACTTCATAATCATCATCCATCATTTTAAAATGCCAGAACTCACGATCAGTAATAAGCATGTCTCTAAAACCGCGCTCCTCTAGTTCATCCATTTTAAACCTTTCAACATCAACTCTGTGCTGATGCTCTGCCCATTCTTCAACAACGCTTCTATAACTTTTGCTGTAAAAGTCTTGAATCTCAGGAAGAGTCCTAAGATTTTCTTTTGATGTTGCCTGCTGAAACTCTTCTGAATCAACCGACAGCCCCATCTCAGAAAGCTTTAATGCTAACTTCTGTTCTGCTTCAAACAACAAAACGCTTTCAATCTCTTGTCTTTTTAACTCAAGGAGCTCATTGTAAGATCTGTCATCAACAGCATTGTATGTAACTCTTGTGTTTCTTTTTGCAAATTCTGAAACAAGAGTGTTGATTACATTAGGAATGATTGGATAGAACTTTAGTTCTAATGCTGATGCGTCCTCCTTTGTAAGGACTTCTATGAGTTCTGCAAACTCTTCATCTTCCTCTATAATATAGTCACTCTTATCAATGATACCTTTTGCAAGCTTGTAATTCTTCATTAGCCTGCGGGCATTTCTCCGAATCTGCTTAAGACCCTCCCACTCTAACCAGTCTAGATTCCAAGCTGCCCACTCTTGATCCTTCTTGCTTTTTGGTAAAAACTGAATAGGCTGGTTAAGAGTACCCATTCTATTGTACTCTACTTTGGCCCCAGCCTTCATTTGCATTGCATTATATATCTGCATATTACTTGAAGTGTCTAAATGGTTGTTTTGGTATTCTCATATTTTTAAATGAGCCACCCGTGCCACCCATATGGCGAAACGGGCTCATATTTAATTTACTGAAATTATTGGACTTATCCAACTTTTTGCCTCCAGTTTCTTCATATCTTTTTTTATAACCTCTGTTTGCCTGCTGAACTTTAGCAAAAGCCACAAGTGCTGCAAAGGATACTAATCTATCCACGTTAACACCATCTCTGTAAGCCATCATCTCTTTCAGGAGCATGATATCCGGTATTCTCTCAATTCCGTATTGAGTCCTTACCACTTTACCATCTGCAGTTGTTTCTTCATCAAGTTCTTCCTTAATAAACTCAATAGCATAACTGATCATATGGCTTTTAAAAAGAGTTCCAGTGTTTCTCCAACCATACTCTTGGAAAACATTAGCATTTGCACCAATATCCTTTAACCAAAGAATCTGACTTCTGGGCACAAGATACTTCTGTTTCTTTCTGTTTATCATGTGTGTGATAAACTGAGGTATGTTATTTTCAACTATTGTCCAGGCATTGTACCATTCAATAATCAATTCTAATCTTTCATGAGTCTTGTTAATGTCATCAAATCTACCACACCAGGCTGCTACAATTGCATCACGCTCAATGTATGTCTCAACCTTATCACCATCATTTTTGGTTATTTCAACAGCTGATTTATAAACATAAATTGAGCACAATGATTCTGATGTAGTGGTTTTTCCTTCACCAACGGGGTCAATGGATGCATAGTATGTACCAAACTCTGGATTCTTTACAGGTCTTTCCCACACAACTAAACACCCTTCCTTATTCTCAGCATCTTTCTTAATTGGGAATTCTCTAATGGGTAATTTGTTTGTAGGAGCAACATCAGGCTTCCCTGTAGCATCTCTGTAAATTTCAAGATGTTCATAAGGATAGTGCTTATCCTCAATCCTGCGCATTTGCGCAGTTACCAAATGAGAAGGAAACACAGAAACACTTCTGAAGTCAAAAGCTTCCTTAATATTTCTTGGGTGCTGAGAGAGCTCTAACTGATAGGCTTCAGGACTCATTTTTCTTTTACACTCTACAAAGTAAGCATCAAGTGCTTTAAGAGCTTCTTCTACCTGAGAGTTGCCATACTGATCAATGTATGGAGGCATTGACCACTGCTCTGGAATAAATAAACCACTGCGACCTATTGTATTTTTATCATCAATAAGGTTAGTGTCTACTGCATAAATATCATTACCATCAGGATTCATAATCATATCCTTGAGTGGTTCACACTGATCAAGGTCACCCACAGAGCCGGCTGCAATGAACATCCCTGTTGTAATCATACCTGACTTCAAAGCTGGTTTAATATAACCAAAAGTTTGGTCCATCTTAGGAGCAATACCAGCTTCTTCATGGAAGAAGTATTTAACTGGTCCACCTACACCATTTGTAGGATCTTTCTCAAAGGACATACCCTGAATAACTCCTTTTAGACCTATCTCTGATTTACGTTTTCTACCACCAAAGTAAGTCTCAGTTTCAATCTTCTGTTGCCAGAATAGAACCTTATTAGGATTCATGGGTCTGTACCAGGCCGTATGACTATTCAAGAAGGCCTCATATTCATTCAAGAACTTCCAGGTACCTTTCTCATTAATATAATCTTTCAGGCTGGCTCCCATCTTAAGGGTAACCCCTTCCTCAAACCAGATCTGGTTAATCAGCTTAGCAGCATGGAAGTAAGAAGATGCAATCTGACGTTTCTTTAAGATCCCTGAATGCTGATAATGGAGTTCTGCAAGAATCTCATAGAGAGCCATGTGATACTGTGCATCTCGGACATCAGCAAAACCAAACTTCTGAATCTCCTTGTTAAAGATTGGTAGGAAGTTTACCCACATGTAGTAGTCCCTTGTAAGGTACCACGTAAGGTTTCCATCTTGTACAATTAAACCTTTTCTGCATTTAGTTTTCTGGTCATCCCAGTAAGACCTAAAATCTTTAGTACCTTCCGGGGCCTGACAATAAAATCCTTTTTCATTAAAAAGCTTTGCCTGCTCATTAAAAATCTTACTACTTGTCTCATTAAACTGATATTGACCAGGCTCTTTAAAAATGCTTACATTAAAGTCACGGAAGTCATCCTTACTAGAAAAACTAGTAGTTGTCCATGTACCATTATCATACAGAGGTATGTCAGTGTAGAAATATGAGTCCATTACATTTGGTCATATGCAAGACCAGCTCCTCCACGGACACGGCCTTTTTGTTCTTCTTGTAAATCTTTGTAGGCTCCTTTGAATGATTGTCTAATGTCATCAAAGTCCTTGGCCATTGCTCTGATTTGTCCAATATTACCATCACGCCCATCAGTAATTTGAGTGTTTCTCATGTAGCGGGCAATATTGTCCAGAGCAATTTTTATTCCCTCATAAGCCCTGCTAGTTGGAGTTTCATACATCTTTCTGCAGAAGTCTAGAGCAACCAAAATCAAAGGCTCCTCCAAACTAAAATCCCCATTGATCTCATTCATAATGATGTCTTCCTTATCAGACTCAACAAGATGAAAGAATGGGTTTAGATCTGGATTAGGGCAGGTCATATAGAAGAGATACTCATAGATCTTCATATAATCATCCGGAAACTCATCCATAAGCACCTTTAAAGTCTTGAGGGTATAGCAATGCTCTGTTGGTATCACCTTACCATTCTGTATGTCAAATAGTTTGATTGTCATCTATTGTATTTTTTATTTCATAGTAATATGAATCTGAATCTTCTGACACCCATTTATCTGACACAGACTCAACACTTGGCAAATGTCTATCTACTTTTATATCTTTTGGCTCAATTGGAAACTTTGCCGTAATCCAATTTGAATCCCTCCAGTATATCCTATTGTTTGGTTGACATAGTAAGTAACCATCATCAGCTACCAAGATATGTCCACACTTATAATCAGAGGGTTCATCTGAATAAGCATTGTTATACCAATCTACCGTGAACATGTATGTTGCCCAAACCTTTCTACCATCTCTAAGAAACACTTCGCATCTTCTGTCACATAAATAGTCAAAATTTGTAACAGCAACATTCTCTG